AATATTATGAATGGAAATTTTGAACGGTGTTTAGCTTTAGTGTTAAAATCGGAAGGTGGTTTCAGCAATAATAGTGCGGACCCTGGAGGCATGACCAACCTTGGTGTTACACGCGCTGTCTATGAAGTGTTCGTAAACAGGGAAGTCGATGAAGATGAAATGCGATCTCTCACGGCTGAGGACGTTACGCCTCTCTACCGGCACAATTATTGGGATCGTGTGGTTGGTGATCAATTGCCTGTTGGCGTTGACTACTGTGTCTTTGATTGTGCGGTAAACTCAGGACCATCACAGTCGGTCAAGTTCCTTCAGCGGGCGCTTAACGTCGTCGATGACGGGGTACTTGGGGAACATACGCTCAATGCAGCCAGCCAACGTGATGCCGCGGAGCTTGTCGAACAGTTTTGCCAAGAACGTCTTCAATTTATGCAATCCTTGTCAACGTGGCCTAAATTCGGCGATGGATGGCAGCGGCGCGTAAACGAGGTACAGGCCACTGCCACTCAGATGCTTTAAGCAGGCTGATCTTCGATAAGAGTGCCTTCAAAGATATAGCTGCCAACGTGGCCTAGTTTCATCCACGGGGCAGCATGGATCTTGCCTCCGTTATCACGCCAGATTTTGCAAAAGTGATAATCTTCTGAAAGAAGTCTTTCAGTACCTTCTTCAATGCTGGTAGCAAAAAACTCTTTAATCTCTTCGCGTTCTTTCTGCTGACCGGAGAGATCCACCACGTCATTTTTATAAGATGGTACTATTTCAGATAGCTTTTCAAACACTTCACGCTTAATAAGCATCATGCCGGTGCCGCCTGCCCATACCTCTAAAGGTACGTTCTGAGGCACGCTAACAGTGCCGGCATAATCCACCAGATTGACCACCCAAGAGCCTGTAAAATGCTTCAACTGATCCGTAGGCACGCCGCGTTTAACGGCTCGCTCTACCTCTTGCCAGTTTATTTCCTTCTTGGGATAGATGCCGCACAACACATCCAAATCATGATCGAACATGTGCAACACTTCAGGCGTGTTAAAACGGATGTCAGCGTCAATGAAGAGTAAGTGAGTGCAATCGCTCTTCAGAAACTGAGCCGTCAATGAGTTGCGAGCACGGGTAATAAGACTTTCGTTAAACATGAAAGACATCGCAGTAGGGATGCCTTTCTGCTGTAGCCCCTGCTGCAACATCAGCAAGCTCTGAGCGTAAAATCCGGTGCATTGTCCACCAAACATTGGGGTGGCGATAAAGCATTTCTGTGTCATTGAACGTGTGCCCTCTTTCTTGTTTCAGGTTTTTGATAATAGATAGAATGGTGAAATTTACAGCACCAACTAGACTTATGCACAGGCTTACCGCATACCACGGTTTCCCATACATCATCAGGCTTGTCGATGATCGCCTTGCACTGCAAATACCTAGCCTCAAATAGCTTTACAGGCTTGATATCTAACGATATTTCCGGTTCACGCGTAGGCTTAGGAAGTGGCTTGCTACGCTTCTTTGGTAGTGATTTTACAGTAGGTTTATGAGACGGATTAGTAGAAGAAAAAGCTATTCCAGACCTGTGGATAAATCCAATTATGCTGTTTCTTGTGCGCTTTAATACGTCAGATATTTCTCTGGCCGTATGACCTTCATTGACCATCTTAATGGCCTTGTCTTTTTCTTTCTGCGTCCAGAGGGCTGACTTAATCACACATCCTCCCATTCAAACTCGAATAACCATTTAATCATCAACCGTGTCAGCCAACGTGGTTTGCTTACCGCAGCCAAGTGGATTTGTAGGTGCTTTGATTTAAACCATCCGACTGCCGGAAATGAAGAATATATTGCATACTGCATCACTCACTCCTCGACAAAATCATATCAGCCATAACCCGCCACGCAGCATCCGGTGCTATGCAAGCCAATCCAAGGGCATTATCTGCCACCATCCTGTTCGCCGCCCTGCCTGCCTCTAGCATAGCCGGTGTTGGCTTCTCAAGGCGATTGCGCAGCCGTTCAATTTCATCGGCGGCTTCAGCAACATCTGTCGGGATGCTCATGTCAACAAATTCTAGTGAGGTAATCTTTCGTAACCGTTCAACAATATCCATCACTTATCTCCCTGCACTTCAGGCTCATAAGTCATTTCAAAAATATCGGGCTTGCATGGGTAAAACTCACCCTTGACACCTTTGATGATCCAATCACCCTCAGAAGCATACATGTCACCTTCCAGCGTTGGGATCACAAAAGAACCATTGAACTCCATAGTAGATGAGTGGCCCATGAAATCACCGATCTCATCGTAGTTACTCCCGTTCCATTGAACGGCTTCAATCACAACGGGCTTTTTACGATACTTCATCACTTACTCTCCTTCAGTGCGTTGTTGACAAAAAGTATAAGTGCTTTGGCATTCGGTGGGCTATCAGATTCGCAGTGCGTTAAAATATAACGTAACGCTCCCCGCAACCGTTCAATCTCGTCGGCGGCATCCCTAGACATTTTGCCAATCTCTATTCGTTCAAACTTTTCATGAGGAAGGATTGGTGCATACCAAAAAGTAAAGTCTATATGCCGCAACCGTTCAACAATATCGATCATCACTGAAACCTCTGTGTTTCACGCTGTAGCTGTAACGTGGTAATGGCACGGATCTTAGCTTCGAGGTGTTTGTACTTGCGGTGCTTCTTGCGAGCTTCCTGAAGCCTGCGCTGCAACGCTCTTAATTCAGAGGTAGTCTGAGGCTTTTGAAATGCCCACAATAGGGTCATAAGCCTTCGCTTTAGCTTCTTTAGCATTCATCAACTCCATAAAATCAGTGAACCTAAGAATGGCGATGGCTTCTTCCTTATCAGCCCGTGCTATTACCACTGGGATCTGGCCTGGTCGCGCTGCCTTAATCGCCTGTTTGAGCCATACGTAAACGGCTATCTTTGCGTACCGTTTGCATTCGAGCATCCAGCGGGGAAGATCTATGTCTCCCCCACCGTCGCGTGTCTGTGTGAGATTTCTGCCAGCCTCGTAACCGTGCTCTTTTAGTACGTTAACGATATCACGCTCGAAACCGGCACCCTTGGTGCGTTGCATCTTCGACATTTGCTTCTCCGCCCCAAAGAAAAATCAAGATAGGAATATTATCTTAGAATGGCACATCATTATCATCAAGAGAGCCAGCCTGTTTAGGCCACTGCTTATCAGTGTTCTGGCGCTTGTCGATCGACAGAGCAATCAGATGGTTCATCTTGGTGGTCTTACGCCAGCCAGCAATCTTAATAACGCTGCCTTCACCGTAAGCCTGATCTAGGACTAGCTCGCCCTTATAATCAGGCTGGTTGTCAGCCGTCTTGCTGTTGTTGGTGAGAAGTACGCCCTGTCCTGGACGGTTTTTAAAGGTGGTGGTCATTAGTGTCCCCTAGCTTTTACAAGTGTGGTTTCGTTTGCGTCTTCAAGAGTTTTAATCTTTTGATCTTGTGCTTCGCCAGATAGCTTAGAAGCGCATATCTTTTCAATCATGTCTGCATACGATGACATAAAATCATCAGCATCATCACAAGACTTATACAGCCTCAAAGTGCCGTCTGGATTAGGCACAAAGAAAGGCCAATCACCGGTAACAGGTTCGTCAAGTTCGTCTGTGATTTCAATATGCGTAACCGGAGAAGATTTGAAAGATGTACGAGGATCAAAGTCCATGACTTCCTCAGTCGCGTAATGCCCAAGTATGCAAGCAGGAAATACCGCACGCACGCCTTCAGACACGACACGCGCTTTCAGCATAGCTCTGGGGTACTTTTTCCAGTTGTCTTTCGTTGCCAAGCCAATTTCTTTAGCCTGCTTAATCGTCCAATCAAGCGTTAGAGAGCCACCAGCAGGGTGAGAGAACGTCATCTCCACCTTGTCATCCGTATAGGTGAGATATTCGACCTTGCCGCCAGCCTGTTGAAAGCGAGCAAGGATAGCCTGAGACTTAAGAGCTGGCCGACCTTGGATAATGTCGTATTCTTGCACGACAGTGCCAGGGTGCTTGTTCTCAGCCTGTGCGACGATCATTACGGCCATGACCTGAGAGATGTCGGTGAAGCCGTAGAACTTGGACTTCACGATAGCCTCGGCCATGCGTTGTTGATCTTGAAATGGTACTAAATCGTTGCTCATTGCGATCCCTCCTGAACCAATCTAAGTGCCTCTGAACGAGGGATTAAACGTCTGCCACCAATCGTGATAGTTTTAATTTTTCCCTGTTTTATCAACTTGTACAAAGCTGTTCGACCTATGCCTATGATTTCGCAAAATTGATCGACTTGATATGCAAGCGGTTCTGAATTTTGTTCTTTCTTCATTTTGTCCCCCTACTTAACCAAAAAACGTCTGCTGCCTGGCTTCTCAACCACGAATTGATCGTAAACGTCTGGCATTGCCTGTTTGAAAAGATCCTTATCGAAGCTCTTAGTTGATTTGGATTGCTTCCAAGTCACCAGCGTTTCGTTGTAAGGCGTCATAAGCTCTGTCTTGTTCTTCATATAGTTCTGAATGTGAACAACGAGCTTGGCTTCTTGATCTTCCATCTCTTTAATCTGAGCTTTGAGATTGCGAAGAACCGTCACGGCGCTTTCGATGTTGCTTGTGGAAACAACGCTGTCATCCACAGCAATGCGATACATCAGTTTCGCCTGTTCAACCGTCTGAGCATCAGGAAGTTGAGCATTAGGCTGACACATTGCCCACCAAACGGCTGCCCGCTTGATTAGGTCTAATTTCATTTCTTCCGTGACTTCGATCTTCCAATACCGGAACCTTTGCCCGCCGAAGAGGACTGCGAACCAGACGTGAGGCTTTCCAAAAACCGTTGCTTCGTGGATGCACTGGATAAGATCGTTCTCAGGTATTCTGAGTTCATCGTCAGGCTCGGAATACTTGTTCGCGTATGCAGCATTATAGTTCTTAACTTCGAGAAGTCCGCCGTCGTCGGTTTCAAAGTCGGTGTGGGCTTTGAGCCAGCTTTCTCTGGGGTGCTGTCCTGCGAGGTCATATTCTCTTACCCTTATATTGGTGGCATCTTCAAACAATCGGCCAATGATAGGCTGCATGACATGCCCCATCTGAACCGCTTCTATGCCGGAGAGGTCATCAATAGACTTCTCACCGCGCTTTTCCATAATGACATCAATGAGATGGCCTGACACAGCTTTACGGCTGTCACCTGTCCACCACCCTGAGCGTCGCGTCTCT